CTTGTTCTTAAAAAGAATGTAGTAATTTTCAAGCACATAATCCGTAACCGCATTCCCGTCAATCGTAAGCGAGGTAATAGAAATAATAGGAAAATACTTTGTATAGAAGATTTTACCCTTAAACTGCACAGTTTCGCTATAAGTGTTAACAGTGACATCTCCACCAAAGAACGCTTTTATTTTCCCTTCAGCAGTCGTGAGGACGCTTGTGTAATACAAGTCTTTTGAAGTATCGTTTATGTCAACACCTAAAAAGTTTTTAAAGTCTATAAGTGAGACTATCATTCATTCCTCTCTTATTTTTACTTATTTTTAGACTTTTTAATCTGCTTGTCTTCAGGCGGCTCTTCAATCGCTTTATCTATAACTTCATAATAGCCTTTTAACCATTCAGCAAGGGAATTATCAATTTCATATTCCTCGCCTTCTTTAAAGTCCTGCCCTCTTACAAATACATTCGTTATAAACTTTACTCTCATATTTCACCTCCAATCAGGGGGGACAGAGCCCCCCGTTAAATTATGTAGCTGAAGTCTTTACAACAACAAAGGTTGCTGGATATGCAACATAAACTCCAAATCTGAATGTAGCTTTAAGTTCGGTCAAATCATAGTTAAATTTAACTTCCCTTGAAGCCTGTATCTGGAGTTCCTGCCTCATACCAAACATAACATTTACTGGGTCACAGAAAAGAGCAATTGGTTGTGAAGCACTGAAGGTTGAAGGCATAACCTCAACTCTTTCAAAAGGATAACCGATTAAAGTCTTGGATTCTGGATTCAAAACTGGATAGTTCGTTGTAGTCATAACTTCAAATGCTTTTGCATAGAATGTCCTGTGTGCAACCCAAAGTGGATTTAGTTTATAATCTGAAGGTACTGCGTTAGTTGCGTCAACAAGTGCCTGATAAGTTACATCAGCAGTATGCCCTGTTGCCTCAACAACTGAAGTGATTCCTGAAGTATTTAAAATTCCATTGAATGGGTCACCTGAACCAGTGTTTCCTGCAAGGATTATCCTATCCATTTCTTTACCAAAAGCCCTGCCTAATAGATTAACGATATAAGCATCAACTGCTCCACCGATTGTTGCATCTGCGAGAAGTTCGTTTGCTATATCTACTAATGCCATACCCTTTTTAATTGCCGCAGGGTTTTGTGTAATCGTAGGTGTTACAGGCGTAGATGTAGCATTTTCGCCCGGATAAGAGAATGAAACTGCGCTTGAAACTCCAGTCAAATAGGCTTGGTTAGAAGCAACAGGAATTCTCGTAACCTTTGGATATACTACTGCTTGCTGGATTGCAACGTCAAGAATCCTGTTAACATATTCAGGTGGAACGAAATAACCACCAGCAGAGCCAGTGCCTTCTACCATTGTGCCTTTGGTTACCAATTCTCTAATACTTTTTGTAAGTGTGCCAGGTTCTACATCGTAAACATCCTTATGAGTTGCATACTCTTTAATTACTTTCTGCATTTCTTCATAAGTTATAAATTTTGAGTTAAGGTCTGCCATAACTTTTTGAGCAGCTTTATCTATAATCTCACCCTTAACTTGTTCTAATTCTTCCATTACATTCACCTCCTAAAGTGAATCTTTTAATTTTTTTAATACTTCTAAAACATTATCTGAAACCTTATCAGTCTTTTGAGAAATCACTTCTAATGAAGCGCTATTTTCCTCTACAGCCGATAAGTCTAACAACTCTTTTAACGGATTCTTAAGGTCTGAAAGTTCTTTCTGAAGCTGGCTAATACCGTCTAAAATATCCTTAATCTTTTGCCTGTTGGTTTCACTCAAGACCCTGCCATATTTAACTTCAACTGATTTTGTAATATTATCAAATTCTTCTGCAGTAATTCCACAAGCTTTGAATATCTCATCATCATCTTTATAAGACTTGTGAAATTCAGGCGGTTCTTTATCCCAACTCTTATAATGTTCAGCAACATGGTTAAATGCCCCTTCTTTATCAGAATCAGGCATTTGAACTCCGCCACGAGCTCCAAGTATTGCAGCAGCTGCAGCGGCAACGCCTCTCCATACTGCTAAATGTCCACCGCTTGCCTTGTGATGTGGCAATTTATAAGAGCTTTTAATGTCAGGATTTTGCTCATCATACCAGGCACACATAATCTTTAAATCATCTACCGTTGCTTCTTTTACTTCCGCCCCAGCGTCCCACGGTTCGTCTTCTGGAGCTTTCCCCGTGTCTTTAAACGGGATAACTCCCTTTATTTCCATAGCATTCACCTCTTTCAATTCTTTAAATGCCTTTATTAAAGGCTGATATTTTACATCATCTTGAACTGCATAAGGATTTGCAGGCACGCAAACCTGGCTAATCTCTAATAAACTAACTTTTGTATATACTCGTTTTACATCGCCTTCACCTGGTATTGAAGTGACTGGCATAAAACCGACTGAATAACTTGCAAGTCCATTTTGAACTAATACCCAAGCCCAATCAGCTTTATCGTTTCCCTGGCCTACAAGATATTGAATTTTTACAAACAAACCAGTATCATCAGTTTTAGCTTCAATAACTTTAGCAACTGCATTTTCAATAGTTTCATAATCGTGAGAATCAACTACAATTCCATTATAGCCTTGTAAATCCCAGGCTGTTGGTAAAATAATCTCACCATCTCTGTCAACGTCTTTGGTAGAGGCATAAGCTTCTACGATATGACCTTGAATATCAATTTGCTTAGCTACAAAAGACTTAATAACTTTATTCATTACTCCCTCCTAAAAGTATCCCAATAACATCTCTTCATAATCTTCTCTAAAACCATTTTTATACGCTTCGTGAACCTCTTTATGTGCTTCTTTGCTTAAAGTAACACCATTATGAATATCCCAAATTGCTGGAGTATTTACAGCGTCATCAAAAGTTCTAATGTTATACCTGTCCATTAACTCGCTTAAAGGCGCAATATGATGTGGATGTAAAACGCCGCCTCGCTTTCCGCTTAAAACACAGGTATAATTATCTCGTTCAAATATTGCTTCACGCCACAATCTAAAATGAACACTGTGCCTTATAAGTTTGCCTAACTCAGTGCGTCCATCTCTCCAGCAATGTGATTTCTCCCCTCGCTGCGCTTCACTTACTTTTTGCCTTACCTCTGGTCTTCTCATAGGATTATCTCTCTTAATTGCTTCCATCGCTTTCACTAACTGCTCCTTTGTAGGTCTTTGCCATTTATGTGCTTCTATCATATACTGTCTATATACAGGATTTTCCCACAACTTTTTCTGTGCTTCTCTTCTTTTTCTTCGCCACTCAGGGTCAGAAGCATTTCGTCTATTTGCTTCTACAACCTTCGCTCTAAATTCAGGGTCTTCTCTATATTTTCGCTTTTTAGTTTCTGCTATTTTCTGCCTTACTTCCTCAGTCATTTAGTCCTCCCCTCGTCTAAATATCAGGGTGCACCTGCAGTTTATAATCTCTCCTGGCGAACCGTTTTTATCACCAGGAAACATTAACTCCTCACCACCAACTATGAAAGGTTCATCTATACTTACAGTCTGACCGTTTGCCTCAGCATGCGTTAATCTGACCTTTTCGTCAATTGCAGCGACCCAGACCTTTACCCTCATTCCAGCCTGCCCACCTGCTTCTAACTTTGCATAATTCGTTGCTGATATAGTTTCAGTCCTTGCTATCGTTTGGCTTCTATTTTTATAAGTCTCCTCAAATAAGGTTTTCATACGGCTTCCCAATTGAGGTATTGACTCACCATTTTGAATGCCTTCTATAAGCTGGTCATAAATATCCTTTCTCGTAGTCTGTATAACTTCTGAAGCTGACTTCTCTAACGACTTCATCAAATTCTCTTGAATTTTAGGCACTTGTAAATTAAATGATGCTGAAAAACCTAATGAACTTAAGACTTTATCGCCTGCTTGCTGCATAAAAGCCAAAATAAAAGGCTTTAAATGCTTAATGTAATAATCTTTCCATTCATCGGGCAAGGTTATATCAACAATATCTGCAAGCCCCATTTTGGTTTCAATTCCATTTTTAGACTTTCGTTTGTCTAACTCATTTAAAATGTATTTCTCTTGTTTTTGAAAAATATCCATAACCTCTTTAGCTAATCTCTTTTCCATAGGCTCTGTCATTGCGACATAATCTTTCCAAATCAAATCGGTTTCAGGCTCTTTAACTTCTTTAACTTCTAACTTCTTTTCTATCTTCTCAAGTTTTTCAAGTATCTTTGAAGTATCAGTCAACTGCGGGTTTGCAGTCCCTAATGGAGTCATTGATAAATTGCCCCAGTAATCATTGCCCCAGGGGACTGGATTTAGCCCGTCCTGCGTTCTAATCTCATTTATATAGCTCGTTCCATTCTTTATCTGCATATCTCGTATTTGTTCTAATATCTGTTTATCCTCTAACGATAAATTTTCAGTATAGACAAATTTAAATGTAGCTTTATTGTCTAACAATTTAATAGTCAACTGCTCTGCTAAATCATTTGCCAAAGGCTTTGTGATATACTTTTCAAAAATGTATTCTTGAGTCTGCGCTACTGCTTTATTCACGCCTTGCATATCATTAAAAAAGACGCTTGGTATTCCAAAGGCAATCATTATTCGCTGTTTAGTCAAATCGTCTATCTCTTTTAGACCGAACTGAAGAGGGCTTGCTTTAATATCTGTTACCTTCCAGTCAGAGCCAGTCAATAATAAGACTTTTCCAGCATTTGACGGTGTTGAGTATTTTTCCCTTATCTGGTCTTTAATCGCTTCTAATTGTTGCGGAGTCATAGTGTTTTGAGTTGTAAAAATCATATTAAGAAATGCGCCGTTTTGAAATATATTTGATAAAACTTGCATTTGCCTATACTCTGCTTTTGCGTCCTCTAATACAGTTAATAATGGTGAAACATCTTTTATAACTCGAACATACGGAGACTGACCTGTAATTAAAGCAACTTCTGAAATATCGTAAGTATCGGTCCAAAAGACCCGCATATATAAAACTTTTATTTGTGTAGGAGTGACTAAAAGCGATATACGGTCTCCGTCCAATAGTTCAGGTTGCGGGAACGACTTCCTTATAAAAGCTACCCCTGTTATATCTCTCCAGTATTGAATCTTTTGAAGGAATTGCCTTGATGTTAAATTAACTGGATTTGCAAACCAAGATTCTAACTTTTGATTTTCCTTATCTCCATTAAGTATTTGCCAGGGTAAATCTCCAATTGTTTGCGACCTTAAAGAAATTGCCCTGTTTACATATGGATTCTTTATAGCGGCGTCAATCAGACTTTCAATATCTGATGTGACTCCGCCAGTCAGTAAACCTGTTGAAACATATGAAAAATTCTTTCTTTTTAAAAAGTTAAATATGCCCATCTATCACCTCAAAGTATTGTTACCTGCGGCAGTCCATAAGAAGACTTTCCCATTACTCCATAGTCTCTTGCATCCATTCCATGACTCCAAATATGCGTAGTTTTATCAGTAAGTTTTCCATCTTTATCTTCTATGTATCTAAAATTCCTTTGCTCTTTAATACAGTTAATCGAGTCTTCAGTCCAGAATTGTTTATATTGTCTTACTTTCTGATGCCTATATTCAACACTCCCAGGTCCTTTTTCAACGCCTTTGATGTTAAAGCCCATCAAATTAATTTCTTCAATAGACTTAGGTTCTGCTGAATCTGCAAATATTTCATCGTAGTGTTTTCTGACTCCAAGCTCTTCCATCTTGAAACCTATACTTTGATTCGTAAGACCAGCTTCATAAATCAATTCTTGTGAATACAAAGAATCTCCCACAATTACATTCTTAACCAGGGCCGTTACATCATTAGAAAAACCAAAGTCAAGTCCGTAGAAGTAATCGCCTTCAGGTAATTCTTTAACAATTTCAAAGTGTGGATATACAAGGCCCTCAATTTTACCAAGCCGACCTAACCCATAAACATTCCACCAATTGAGGTCTTTGTCTTTGTTAGATTCAATGTTTTTAATAACTTCTGGAGGCGTGACATCTAAAGCGTCTAAATATGTACTGTGAATATAAGCGTTCTCAGGTTGGCCTATCCAATATTCGTGAGCCCAAAATTCTGAAACAGGGTTATAATCAATGAAAGTAAATCTCTTAGTTCTTATGTCAAGGCCCCTTGCAGTTTCCCAGGATATATTATTGGCTTCATTTAAAAATAGAATATCTCTTCTCGGCCCCCTTATCTTATCGGCTTCATCAGCTCCAAAAAATTCTATCATTGCATTTCCAATTTTATATGTATGCTCTGTTTTGCTCCACCTCGGATTGTTATCTTGGTCTTCACCTAAAATATTAAAAAAGTCTCTTATTGCTCCTTTCCTTAAATGAGGAAGCGATTCTGAAACTACGGAAATAAGAAGTTTTGATTTTGCACCTTGAGCTATTATGAAAAGTAGTTGTAAAATACTCCAAGTCTTTGATGAATAAGTTCCACCCTCGTTTATTACTCGCCTTGCACCTGATAGATAAGCATTCAAATTCTTCTTAAATACCTCAGTCGTTACCATTCAAGACCTTCTCCACCATTCGCTTTGTTTCTTCGTCTCTTACAATAATTTGAATACCGATATTCTCTTTGTTTGTTTTCTCGCCCAAAAAAGTCTCTTCAAAATCTTTAAAACCCTTAAGAGCATTTATAATAATAAGCACATCACTGGGCTTTCTAATTGATAATACTTTTGATTGGTCAAATCTTCTCTTTGCCTCTTTAAATAAATCAACATCATAAGGAACTAAATCTTCTGAAATTTTTTCAATAACTTTTTGTTGACTCTTCTGTCTTGTTTCCTTTAAAAATTGTTCTCTATCTTCACTCCATTTTTCTTTGCTCGAATGTTTTTTAATTGTAAAAAGCGAGAGGTGATATTTATCTGCCAAATCCTTGAGTGTAGGAAATTCAATTTTTCCATCTTTCGGTGTACCAAAAGTGTATGCTTGGTGTATCTCTTCCCAATTAATTTTGCTCATAATCCTTAAAGTTTATTACTCCTTTGAGTTCATGTATTTCATAATTATCTTTGCTGTAAAAAATAACTTCGAAAGCTTGCCCCTTATCAAAAAAACATATGTATTGGATATTCCCATCACTTCATATAAATCTTTCTCTTTTCCAGTTTCTGGATTTTTTAAAAAATACTCTGATTTTTTTATTGTTAAATCCATTTCACCTCCAAATAATCGGCTCGGGAAAGGAGGAGCAACCCGAGCCTTCCTTCTTTTTACAGGGCAACCCACCTGAATAGCCCTGTAGCCCGCTGGCGATATCATACCAGCACATCCCAAAATCTATCCAATCCCTTGGCATATACCCCTTTATATCAGATTCTAAAATCTTTTCAAGTGTCAAAACCTAATAAGATAAGATTTAATCAAGCTTTGAGGTATTCTCACCTAAACTTGAAATGTTTGAATTTTTTATGATTTCGATAATATTCCCTGTTATATAACTGTATGCGCTTTCTTTTCTTTAAGATTTTTTCTAACTTTATTACCTCTTCATAGCGCCTTCCAACGCGATACATTTTCTCTGTATCATTCAATTCTTCGTTTAAAAGTATGTCTACTTCCCAATCCTGCAAAGACTTACCTAATATTTGATTATCCAAAAAATCTATAATAACTTTTTTCCTAAAGTCTGGAAGTAAATCGGCATCCATAAATTTAAAAACCTCTTCAGGCTTTTTCTTAACCAACTCCGGCGTGAAAGTCCAGGCCTTATTGACTGATAATAAATACATAACGATTCTCCGTGCTTCGTTGGATAAGTTCCTATAATCTTTCAATCCTAATAAATAATCAACCGACTCTTCTAACTCCCTGGCATACTTTTTATAATT